GTTTATCTTCGACGGCCAAAAGTTTTCACAATGTCGTTTTGGCAGGCGAACGTTTTGCCCTTGTTTTATAGGCATTTCTGCATGTCGCGTGCGTTTTATGCTTGTTTTCTAGGGTGTTTCGCACTTGCGATGCACGATCCGTTCGTCGCCAGTTCGTCGCGTGTAGTTCGCCCACCATTCGTTTGCTCTGCCTGCCTGCATCGCACGCTCTGGATCTGTAGCGATGCGAGCCTCGCATTGTGCGGCAGGCGACTCAACAACAATAACGCTTTCACACTCCAGGCGATCTGCCCACCATTGTCTCTTGTCTGCTTCCGGCTCAGCGACCACAAGCCACGCCCGTGCATAGCGTCTGGCGTCTGCCTTGCTCAGCGTACCGATGATGTCATTCCGCTTTCGCACCGCAGGCCCAAGCCACTTAGCACCCCATGCGTGTAGCGTGGTGCCGGCCATGCCAGATGCGATCACGTCCAGGTCAATGACCAGATCGGCTGGCCCCTTGTGCATCTCAACATAGGTGCTCTTGCCCGACGCTGGAGGCCCGCACACCAGCGTCACCGGAATGATGCTTGGCCGTATCCACGTTGGGTGAAGCGTCCACTTTTGCGACTGCGTTTGGCCCTGCATCTCACGCCGAGTCTTCTTGCTGTGGCAGGAGGCACACAGCGTCTGTAGGCCAGACACGTCGTCACTCGGCAGTTCGCTCTTGCGCACGACGTGATCGACATGAGCGTTGCGGCCCGTCACGATGCGGCCACAGCCAGGAGCCTGGCACTGGTAGTTATCCCGCAGCAGCACCTCTCGCCGTGCGGCCTTCCAGCCTGCCGAGCAATAGCCTCGAGCTGTCGCCGATGGCCGGTTCGTGTCCGGTGCCCGTGGCCGCTTTCGCTGCCCCACCCACGGCGGCTTGAACGTCGGCAGCCTGTCGGGCATATCAGCCCTTGAACATCACCGTGCCCACGGTGCCAGTGCTGTTGGTGGTGGCGGACACGAACTTGATGAACTGGGCCGCGAAAACCTCGTCGGGCATCGCATACGCACGGCCGTCCGTCGTAGACGCCGACAGCGTAATCTTCACCACGGCTCCGTCCTTGTCGTACAGCTGATAGAACGGCCCGGCTTCAACGTCGGCCACCCACAGATTGAGTTGAGTGGCGTTCGTGCTCATGGTGCCGACTTCCACGATGCCGCCGGCCATGTCGAACATGGGGATCGTGTTGGCCACAGACGTTGCCGTGGACAGCGTGAAAGGGTGCAGTTTGCTTTTGCGGCGGATCTTCGAGTCGGACATGGCTATCTCCGTGTGTGGCTCGGCATGAAGCCGATGCGTGGCCTGCCTTCAGCGTACGTGCGTAACTGCTGCAGCGGGCGGGTTTCGTGCCTTTAGGCTAGGGTGGTGGGGCGTCAGCCTTGCAGTGGATCGGGCGTCTGTACCGCCGCCTGGTACTCGGCCTCGGTGATATCTTCGACGGCACCGCTGGCGAGCAACTGTGGCAGCATTGTTGCCGCTGGTTCCCAGGTGGCGAACTCGTCATTGACCGCCAGGAGCAGTCGGCCAGCGTTATCACGCGGGGCAACGATTGCCGGATCGAAACAGGTAAGCGTCTGCCCGTCCGGCGTCGGATGCCCCCAAGCCGCGTCCAGTTGCAGCCTGACGGTTTCGTAAAGCGGCTCGTCTGCGGTGCGGAAGAATCTCATGCGACCGCAATCCCCCACTTTTTGCCAAGGTAGCGTTCAACCCGCTGGGACTCAGAGACAGACAGGGCGCGAGAATAGATCAAGATCTCCGCGATGTATCCGTTCAGCGGAAACGTCGTGCCAATGCCTCCAATTCGAGACAAGGTAAACGAGTTGCTCGTTGTGCAGGTTGCTCGCTGCGTACCGTCAGTACGCAAAATGCCGCCGGCCGCAGAAGAGCGGATGACCGAAATGACAGATGGCCCAAAGGGATTGTTGGCCGTGAAATTGTAAGTAGCGCGAGTCACTCCCGCACTGAATCCGCCGAGGTTCACCTCAATCTGACTTGTGGGAGATCCGTCATTCTTCATGATGGCCGCAACGCCAAAACCAGAACTAGAGTCGGCAAGTGCGTATTGCGTGGAAGCTACGCCAGCCACAATGCTGGACCGGCAGACTATGAACTGCGTCTCGTTCTGCCTGGCAGTTCCAGTGAAAGTGAAGTGGTCGTTTGAGCCGTCAAACGACATGACGGCGCGCCCGTTGAGCGTCGCCGTTGTTGCGTTTGGCCGGTTGTTCGCCGTCGTTTGCGTCGCGTTGACGACGTTGCCGCTTTTGTCGTTCCATTGGCTCACGGCACCGCTTACGGTTGTGATCGTTGATGCGTCGGAAGCGTCCCACCATGCGGCGAGGCTGCTGATGCTCTTCGGGTTGAACCCGCTCGCTCGCGGCCGCAGCAGTCTCGGATTCATCCCCATGCGTCAGTTCTCCACCTTGGCTGCCTTGGGCTGCAACGCATAGAGCAACTTCGTCTGCTCTGCCACGGCCTGACTGATCTCGCGTTGCGTCTCGCCTAACTGCTTTACGAACTGCCGATGCTCTTCCACCAGGGGAAGCAGCACGTCGTTTCGCAGGATATACCCGGCCGCAAGTGCCACGAGCACCGGGAAGCCCCAGCGTTCCATGATGCCGAACACGGTGTCTTTCGCCGCCTCAGTCATGGTGTCTTGCCTCACGAGCCAGCAGACGCATCTGCGTGCGGTTCTCTTGTCGATCGAGCCACCATTGAACCAAGAGCTTTACCACCTCTTGCACCAGGGCGCCAAGGACGAGCGTGAGGATGATGCCCATGCCGTACTCACGGCGAGCAATTCGCTCAACCTGCTTTGTGTAGTGCTTCGCCACGATCTGCGTTTCGCCTGCGTCGCACTGCTCGAGCACCGGGATCGGCCAGCCACGAACGGCTGACGTGACGATCCGCGAGACGATGCGACGGCCTGCCAGCGTCCGCTGAAGCGTCGGCAGGCGATCCCAGACGTGGGACTGTAGTCCTGGCAAAGTCATTTCTTCCCCGTTCCTTTGCAGACAGGGCAGACGATTTTGATTTTGCCGTCACCGATAAAGCCGTCCACGCAGTTGTCGCACTTGTCGCTCGCCGGGCTGGGGGCGATCTCGTGCCGCAGCTGCACGACCATGCGGGCTGTCTCGCAGGCCAGGTCGGCGGTAACGCCGTTGTCACCCGGCAGCGTGGCGACGCAGCCAACGAGCACGACAGAGAACGCAAGCAGGAATCTCACAGGATGCCCTCCAGCCAGTTGTCGGGCATCTGCGACGGCTTGAACCCGCTGTAACCGGCGTAGACGTAGGAATCACGGCCCGACAGCATGCGGTCGCACACTTCGGCGTCGATCCAGAAAGAGCAGTTGCGGACGGCGGGCGGAATGTCGTTTGGGTAGTGCTTGCCCACGGTGTTCGATTCGCCCCACGAATTGGCACAGAGCAGGCCAGGCCGCTTGCCACCTCTCAAGCCCATCAGGCACATGCAGTGCCACCAAACACCGCCGGCTTTGCAGAAGCCGTCATCGTCGCGGGACATACTGAAGCCCTGGCCGCTGCACACGACAACCGGGTAGCCGTTGCTGATGGCGGCCGCCGCCTCGTTGAAGTTGGTGGCCAGCGTGGTCTCCGAGCACCGCCGTTCCTTGGCGAACGGCTCTAGAACGTCGGGCACGCCATTGCGGCCCCACTCACGGTCCCGCTGCTGCTTGCCTTCTTCGCGGATCACGGTGCCGCCGTAATCCACGCCATAGTGCAGGCAGCCAAAGTCACGGATCGCCTTCGCGGCATGGAAGCCCGTGCTGCCGTCGCCTCCGGTATTGGACCGCTGGCCCCGAGCCTCCACCCGCGAGAAACCATACAAACTCGCTTCAATGGTGCGGCCATGCCAGGCTTCCGGCTCTTTCCGCCAGTGAATATCGCACGCAGCCAGTACATCTACCGCAAGACTGCTTCCCCAGCCGACGCAGCTACCCACTGAACCTTGCGAGCCACGCTTCCACTTGCTGTCACAGGCCAACAGGGCCGGGTACAGAAGCACGTCCTGATCGGCCGCCTTGAGATCCGGCCCGGCCGTTGCCAGCGTCGGATGCGGAAGCGTTGCTACGAACGCCTCGGCACCTTCCGGGTCGGGAACGTAGCCCATGCCATGCTCAGCCATGCGTCAGCCCCCGTTGACGCCGGCCCACGCCACGGCCTTACAGAACGCCACGTAACGGCCCCGCAGGTCCGCAGTGACCGGAACCACGTCCGTGCCGACAGCGGCCCCGTACGCAGCCTCCACGGCCGTCCTGAGCGATTCGTTGGAGCCGGGCACATGCTGCCCGATACGCCGCCAGGCGATGTCCACGGCCAACGCCGTGAACGCCCGCAGGCTTCGAGTGTCCGTGAAGACCACCTCGGTGGTGACGGCATCACCAGCGGCAACCGTCCCGGCCTTGGTCCAAACTTCCGCCCAAAGTGCACGCTCTACGTACGAACAACCGCCAAGGGCATCGGCAATCGGCTGCACTAGCGTTCGCATTTCGGCACTCGGCGTCTCGACGGCCACCGGAGCCACTGGGCTGGCCGGCAACTTCGGCAGCGGCACCTTGCCCCAGGCGGCAGCAAGTAGCAGAGCGATGGCTGCAAGCCGGCTTAAGATACCGGCCTTTTCTTTGCCGGCTTCCAACGCACGACTCGCGGCCTCTCGGATTTGCGGCCAGTAGGGAGCCACCGCGAGAGCAACCGCCAGAGCGACGGCACCGGCACGAAATGCGAGCTCGACATTCACTTGCGGCCCTCGACTTGGAGCAGAGCGAACCGCACGAGAGCCTCGCCTTCCTTGGTCTTCAGCACGTCGGACACAAGCCGCACCAACTGATCATCGGTCACGGCCTTGGTCTTCGACGCCAGCCATTCGCAGGCTTCGCCGACGATGATGCTTCGCTTGTACGGATCGACTTCGTTGACAAACCGCTGGCCGTAGCCGATCAGCGGCGACCAAGCCGAGAGCAGCTGGATCTGCTGCCAGATGTTCAGGTTGGTGCCGTACTTGTCGAGCTCGGCGGGCGTGGCTTCGTATGACGGCATAAGGTGCGTCCTCCGTGACGTGATCTTCCCGCGACTGTATCTGCCGTCGCTGTGACAGATGCCGACAGCATGTCGCGGTATCTCGACGCGTCGCAGTGATCCATCACGGTCGCGTCGAAAACCGCTCATACAGCGGCCTCCTGCCGCACACAGTCAGTCTACGGACGAAACAGGCATGCCTCACGGCTTTCCAGACACGGCAACCTGCTCGAGCATCTGCAGTTTCGCCTTGACGCCGACGCACCAGTTCGCGTGCCAGATGTAGCACGTCTTCGGCACGGCAATCGGCTCGCCATGCCACACCGATGTATTCCCGATGGTGGCCCAGTTGGCCACCTTGTCAGACGGCAGCACGCTCATCGGCACGGGCAGCGACTTGGCGTTCGTCCGCAGAGCATGGATCACGTCCTGATCAGGCTGATCGAGCAGCCGGCTCATATCGGCCACCAGTTCCCACCACCGCCTGGTCTTCGTCGTGGGCCGGAAAAGCATCACGCCTGCACACCACTGCACCACGTCATCGCTGTACGCGATCTCGTCAAACGACATGCCCCGGATGTGGTTCTCTGCCCACTGGCATGCCCCCGGCCACAGGATCACGTCCGAGTCCACGTACAGCGTCGGCTCGCCGTCTACCGGCAACCGCAGCAGAGCGTCGAGCTTGTCATCCATGCACCGATTCCAGCCGGGCTGCTTGAACGCTCCCGTCGGGCACGTCTGCTGGTACTCGATGGCTCGCACCTCGGAGAACGCCCAGGCACGAGACAGCACGAATCGCCGGCACATGTCGGCATGGCTTGGCGTGTAGTAGGTGAGCAGTCGCATGGTTAGCAGGGGGCGTCAGCCCGCAGTGCCTTTGTCTGGGATGCTGAAACCTCGTGCCATTCATCCACGCGAGGGCCGGGCACGCTCTCGACCCAATGGCGGTTCAGGTGGTGCGCAGCGTGCCACGCCGCGCCGGGCACGTGCGCACCACCTTCCGCGCCGATGTTCTGGATTCGAGCCAGCATCGGGCGAACTTCAAACCGAGGGCCGCGAGTCATCTTGTCGATGACCGTGTCCCACGAGACCTGGCGATCATCTGCAGGCCAATGCTCGCGGATGCTGTGCCAACGATCTCGCCACGTTGCCCATCCCCATGGCGTGAACCACGGCTCACGAAACACGGCATTGCGGTAGCCGACCTCGGGAACTGGCGTCCGCTGATACCCGCACACCGAAAAGACCGTCTCGTCCTTTTCGTATTGCGTCAGCCCCCAGTCGGCGAATCGCAGGAAATCTCTGCCGGGGACGGTGTCATCCTCGAGGGCGATCACTCGATCGTGGTGGTCGAACCCGTACGCCAGGGCCGAATACGTGTTGACGTTGCAGCCGACACGCTGCGATCCGACCATCACGAACGCCTTGACGTGCGGCAGCTGCGTGAACTTGGCAGCGATGCTGATCACTTCGTCGCTGACGGGCTCGCACAGCAGGCCAATCGGGAATCGGTCCACGTCATCGCAGCGGGCCAAGGCGTCGAGCACCGTCTTCGTGTAGCCAGTGCGGCTGCAGAGAGTCATCACGACGCAGGTATTCTTCGATCGGTTAGTCGCCATAACCCTGCGTGTCGTGGTAGATGGTGTGCGGCATCCCTTGCCACCGCATGCGTCGCTCTGTCGGCGTCCAGTTCGTCTGCTGTGCCATGCACCTCAGCCGGATGACTTCTGGCGACGGCGGCGCTTCGTCGTCATCTGCTCCATATCGCTTTGCGAGTCCGTAGATCATCCGCAGCTTGGCAAGCGTCGAGAACGAATAGCCGAGCGTGGCGGCGATGTCGGCAAGCCCGACGCCGTCTTTCCACATCCGCTCAAACCGCTGGCGGGTTCTCTTGTCCATGCTTCAGCCAACCACGACCCACCATGAAGGGCACGCTTCGTGCGTGATTCCGCAGGGGCCGCCGCACGTTTCCGCAACGGCTCGGCGAACCTCGAAGGGCGGCATGTTGTAGTAGTCGTGCCCGGCCAGCACGCCACCCACCTTCACCTTCGGCGCCCACGCCAGGATGTCACGCCTGCATCCGGCGTAGCTGTGGTCGCCGTCGATGTAGATGAAGTCGAGCGAGCGATCCGCAAACGTGGCGGCAGCCGTCACAGAGTCCATGCGGCAGATGCGGCATCGGCTCGCGTGCTGATTAGCAACGCCGAGGGCTTGCTGAAACCGGACCTCATGCTCAGCGTCTGGCCCGTTCATCACATCGTCATAGCCTTCGATGTGGCACCAGCGGTCCACCATGACGTATTGGCCGGGCCACAGATCAAGGAACGTCCTTGAGTAGTTCCCTTCAGCGACGCCAACCTCGACCGCCGTTCCTGTGTGGCCGAGCGACTGCAGGAACAGCGGGAACATATTGCGATGCACTGGCTTAATCATCCGATTCGCACGGTAGTCCGTGCCTCCGTGCCGTAACTCTTCTCGATCACCAAACGAGCCACGCACGTGTCATCGCCGATCACGTCCTGCAACGCGTCCAGGCACGCCTTGGCGATGTTGTCCACGTCGGGCCTGGGCAGCTTCGGTGCGTCTGGCTTCACGCCGCTCTTTCGCATGTGCGACTTTGGCCGCACAAAGACGGCGTCGATCACCACGCTGAGCGGCTCTCCGGTGTCGCTGAGTCCAGCCGCTCGAGCAGCTGCCGTTAGCGATTGCCGATACGCGTGCACCGGATGCTTCGCTGGAACATACGCCCGTGCGAATCCGCCGCGAGTCGAGACGCGTGGCCTCGGCTGCGGGACGGGCTCGCCTGGGACGCTGAACGTGATGGCCATGCGGGCAGCATGGCAATCGTGTCAAACGTCCAAGTCTACGCCGCTCTCGTGGATCATGCGGCGGATCTCTTCCGCCAGGCGGATTCGGTCCTCGTGCGGCTCATGCTCGTGTTTAACCACCGAGCGGCAACGCTGCTCGATCTCGCACAGCAGCTGCACGGCGTCGGCACCTTGCAGGGCGAGCCGGAAGTCACGGTCTTCGTCGGGCAGCGTGTAGGACAGGGTGGCTCGCATGTTTATTTCGCTTTGCCGTCTTTCGCGGCGACTTTTTCAACTAGCGGCCGTGAAACGCGTTTTCGCGCCGTGTTAGGCGGCGAAGGTGCCGTCGAATACTGGTTCTATTGCTACTCACTCGTCACACGCGACGCACTTGAAGTGGCCGCTCCTAAACACAATCGGCCCGCCATCCGCTGCCGCCACCAACTCACGCTGCCCGATGTAGCACCTGTCGCCGCACGCTACGCACTCCGATCCATCCGGCTCAACGTCCACCCAATAGACCTCAAGGGTCACAGCGACAGACGCCATCATCGGCCAGCCGCCCTATTGAACAGGCGGCGCAGCGTTGCGTGCCTCCGCTCTCTCTCGCAGTCTCCCAAGAGTGAAGAGTCTGCCTGCCGCAAAGCCTCGTCCGCCGCCCACTTCAATGCCTTGACCTCTTTCGGCGAAAGCGTGACCGCCGCAATAGAACCAGCGGATGCAGGAGACATCGCTGCCGAGTCCTGCGGTGTAGTCGGATCACTCATGCGATGCTCCTGATCCTTGGCGTTATGCCACAGTCGGCCCGGCTATCGTCGTTCCCGTTACGGCCGAGTCGATCACTGCCCGCATCGCCTTTGCCAGCATCCAGCAGTGCCACCCGGCCTCTTCCTTCGTCTCGCAATCCGCCACCTTGAAATGCTGTGGCCCGATCGTCAGCCACGCGGAATGAGCGTCGGGCCAATCTTCGTCGATGGCTTTCGTCACCCGCGTGTACCTCTCAGCCAAAGCGCAGTCTCGGGCAGACGCTTTCGTTGGCAGTTCAGGCATCATCCAGTTCATGGCATAACCACGCGATCCAGCGGACATCTCATTCACCTCGTCTTTCATGGTTGCTCCTGTGTTCGATGCCGCTGATCGCTGGCGTTTTCAGCGCAATCGGTCCAACAACTTTCGCAGCACCGCCGCGTCGTCGCACAAATATCCGGCAGTGTGTATGTCGTTTCGCGACTCTGCCGCCTTCGCCAGCCAATCAGCCGCCCTCCGAATAGCGAGCCTCTCCGACCTGCTGATCGACAACTGCGGGCATAGGTAAAGCGGAATCAACTCATTTGGCGGAAAGTCGTCTTCTTCTTGATGACGAATCCCTTCGACATTTCCATTGGCGTCGGTCTGAATGATCGCCGCAACAATGCCAGCGGCCTTCTGGTATTCCGCTGACCCATCATCTTTGATCTCAAAATGCAGCCCGGCCGCATCCTCTGTCACTTGTGCCTTCATGTGTGCCTCAGTGAGAACCAAGCATTGGAGCGGACTCGCGATCCGATCCTGCGGTATTGAAAACCGAGCGGTCGCGAGCCGCTCAATGCAATCGTTCTCAGCCTAATCGTTCCAGTAAGCCTTGCAGCGTTGCGGCCCTTTCCTCTGCGCCTTCGGTAGTTGACCGCATCTGCCCCTCCCAAACAGCCCAAGCAAGAGCGTCTCGCTCCTTGTCAGTAAGCGTGGGCCAGCGACATAGCGGCACCACATCTACAGGCCCGCCGCCAGCCCATTCCTGCGCGTCATGCGCTCGGATGGCGACGCAGACGATGTCGCCGCCGTGTTCGACTGCCCATGCCGCAGCGTGAGAACCACGCGATGCAGCGGACATTGTTGCGTCGTCTTGTGGCATGGTGAGTCCTTTCATCGCTGCCGCTGATCCTGTGCGTTCTCACTGCAATCGCTCCAGTAGGTTGCGGAGCGTGGCGGCGTCGGCCGCTCGCCCTCCCTGATCGTAGAACACGGATGCGAACCGGATCGCCTCCCGTTCCGCGTCGGTGAGCGTGGGCTGCGGCTCGCGGTAGAGCGGAACGAACGTCGCGCCGGAAATCGCCATCCACTCGGCACGCATTCGTTCCACGTCGCACGCCGGGTCGCTATAGAAAACGTCATACGGCTGGCCGTCGGATTTGTAAACCGCCCACGCCACCGGCTCCTGTGTATCGCCGGTGCCCATGCCAGCCGTCACGCTCTGCGCCGAGCGGAGTGGGCTGGCGTCTGTCGGGGCTGTCGCCGCCGGCGCGGCGTCATGATTTATTCGCTTCTGCTTGCCGTTGCTCACGCCACACCTCTCGGGCTGCAGATGCCGTTCCGCCACTTGGAAACCTTGCTCTGCGTGTTCGTCACGTCCTCACGCATCCGCTCTTGCATGTGCCGTTCCTTCAGCACCGCCTTCAGCCGCTCGATCTCGTCTGGCGACGGGTCCACCGTGCTGCGTTCCTTCTCCACCTTCGGCCGCTTCGGAAGTTTCATCCGTTGAGCGTAGGAGTACATCGTGCCGATGGACACGCCGCACCTATCGGCGATCTCTTGCGTCGGAACTCGCTCCACCCACAGCCGATGGATCTCGGCTGCCGATAGCTTCGGCCGCTTGCCGCTACTGCGTCTCTCCAACCCGAACTTCCGCGTGGCACGGTGCACGCTGTCCTCGGAGCAGCCCAGCTTGGCTGCGATCTGAGAAGCCGTGAGCCCCTCAGACCGCAGCGCCAGCAATTTCTCGTAGTCGATGCGGGCTGCCATGGTCACTCCGTGGCCAGCGGCATGATCACGCCGGTGAACGTGTCCGTACGAAGCACGACGGCCGACTGAGCGTCCGTGGCCTGGACGCTCACCGTTGGCTCGCCGTCAGCCGGCAGGCCCGAGAGCCACTCGCGGACGAACACCGGATCCAGCTTCACCGTGCACGCCTTGCCGGCCTCCACGATTTCGCACGTCACGCTCGATTCGCCGGCCTCGGCCGACTGCCCGTGCAAGTGAATGCCTTCAGCCGTGAACGTGTACTGCACGCCCTTCGACTGCTCGCTCGTCACGATGGCTGCGGCCCTGGTCGCCGAGAGCAGCGCCGTGGCCAGCACCGTGGTCGGCTCGCCGCCGTCCGCCGGGATCACGTCGCGCCACCGTGGGAAGCGGCCCTCGGTCAGCCGAGCCGTAACGGTCGTGCCGCCGATGGTGGCCAGCAGCTCGTTGCCAGTGGCCTCCAGCTGCACCGAGTCCTCGCCGGCCGCCACCGCGACTCGTGCCAGGATCTGCATCACGCGGCTCGGCACGAGCGTCGTGCTGTCATCGACGGCCAGGTCGTGCTCCATCTCGCACGAGCACAGCCGGCGGCCGTCCGTGGCCACGAAGTTGACCACGCCGTCCTTCACGTCCACGAGCACCGCACCGAGGGCGTAGCGGCTCGACTCCTGGTCGGCGGCGAACACCACGCCACGCACCGCCCGAGCGAACTGGTCGGCCGGGAGCCTCGTCACCGGCTTCGCGTCCGCCGGCTCCCAGATCGGGTACTCGGCCGCGTCCTCGACAGGCAGCGTCCACGTGCCGTGTCCACACCGCACGACGCACGACGTGCCCTTCGGTTCCAGCGTCACCTCTTCGCCACCGGCGGCGTTCAGGATTGCCATGAGACGCCCGTGGGGCAGCAGCATGGCATCGCCGTGGTAGTCGATGGCGGCGTCGATCCGCACCTCGAGATCCGTGCCGGTCACGAGCCCGTCACCCAGACGCACGTTCGTCAGGATGGGCTTTGGTGCCCGGCTTGGCACAGCCGGGCTTACAGCGGCCAGCGCATTCTTCAGCTCGGCGGCGCTCAATGTGATGCCACCACTCTTGCGACGTTCCTTCGTTGCCGTAGCCATTGGAAATCCTTTTCTTTGAGAGAGAACAACCAACCAAAACGCCTAGCACGAACGTGCAGGCGAGACTTATGTGGCCCAGTGAAATCAGGGCGAATTGTTCAAGCGTCATAGCGACATCCCCGGGTCTTCATCACCGAGCAGCGGAAACCGCATCGACGCCATCTCGGCTTCGACTACTTCGAGCACCTTGCTCGTGGCCACCAGGCGAGCCATGAGCGAGACGATCGTGTCGTGGGCTTGCTCGAGCAGCAGTCTCGACTCATCGTCAATCTCGTCACGCCACGCAGAGGCTAGGCACGTGTCGGCAACCGCTTGCGGGGAAGGGGCACGGCGGCTCATGACACCACCTCGATTCCCCTTCCGACGCGCGGACGGCGGCGGATGTAACCCTTTTGCTCCAGCGCCTCCAAATGGCACATGACGCCGTTTGGCGACTTCATTCCGAGCGCGGCGGCAATCTCGCGCACAGTCGGCCCGTAAAAGCCGATGTTCTGGCGGATGAAGTCGTAGACCTCCTGCTGCCGCTTGGTCATCTTTTTCTGTTCAGCGTCCGTGCTCATCAGTTCACCTCTGCTCCTTTGGTACTGCCGCCGTCAACCTGCGGCGGACGATCTCGAATCCTGCGACGGTGGGCACGGCCTGGCCGGTCCTGCACCGGCCATGGCCGTGGCCTCACTGTTCTTCTCACTGGTTCTTACTGAAGAACCACTGAGAAATACTGAATTCCGCGCACAACCTGTGCGCGCTGCGCGCACGACCGGTGCGCGCTCCGCGCACGCCTCGTGTCCGGAGCGCGCACACTGTGTGTCCGGGGCGCGCACGCCTTGTGCGCGCTGGCGCGCACACTGTGTGTCCGGGGTGCGCACACCTTGTGCGCGCTCGCAGATCCTGAACGCCGTCCGGGCCGTTCCTTCGCCCTTCTCCAAAACCTCCAAAATCCCGGCTTTAACGAGTTGGGCAGTTCCCCTCCGTACACTGGTCGGGTGTACACAAAGGCTCTTTGCCGCCCGGCGGTAGGTGTACCGGATCTCGCAGCTGGTCCAGTTTGCGTTCAGGAAGACGTACAAGGCCACCAGACGGCCTTCGCTGCCCAAGCCGGCCAGGGAGCCGTCGTCCATGAACGCCCGCCAGCGGCGACGTAATTCGCCCTTACGCGACGGCTGCTTTTCGTACGGATGAGCGGCCATTAGATGACGCTCCAATCCGTGCTGTCGGGCCGGTGGGCAAACTGCTTGAACTCCTCGATCTCGCCGACGACCGGAGCCGCCCCGTCTTCAAACTGCTGGTACTTCCCGAAGAACCAGAGCTCGACATCGGACATCTGCCCCTGCCGCAGCTTCTTGCACCGCCACTCGATCTTGATGCCGCCTTCATCGCAGGTCTCGCCGGATCGGTGGCCAAACAGGAAGTTGTCCACGTCAAAGTCGATCTGGTTGCTGCCCTTCCCGATGTTGCCGATCTCCGTGTTCTGGTCGCATCCCTTGGCGATGTTGGTGACCAGGAGCGTCGCCATGTTGTGGGCCGTGGTCATCTGCCGCAGCTTCCGAAGGCAATCCACGATCTCGCCCGTAGCGTCCTGAAAATGCCGGCTGGACTGCACGAGTTGGACGTAGTCGACGACCAGCAGCTGCGGCTTGTCCTTGGCTACGGCCCGCTCGATACGGTCGATGACCAGCGGTGCTTCGATGATCTTGAGCCGCCGCCCGATCTGCTCGCCCATTCCGACTGCGATCTCGTCCGCCGGCGGCTTCTTGTGGATCACGTCCTGCAGGGTCAGGCCACGCTGCCGCCCGTCAAAGTTGGTGATCGCTCGAGCGGCTAGCGCCGCCTTGGTCATCTCGCCAAGGCACCACGTGGCGACAAGATCGGAGTTCTCGACCAGGCACTGGATCGCCAGGTGCAAGGCAAGGGCCGACTTGCCGACGCCAGGTGCCGCAGCCAGGGCGGTCATCTGCCCGAGGGGCAGCCCGCCGTCAAAGAGCCTGTCGAGCGACGGGATGCCGGTCGGTAGGGCAGGCGTGCTTTCCTGCTGCCGCCATGCCTCGATGGCGTCGAGGAGAGTCGGCGTCGGCGTTTCGTCAGCGGCGTCATTTACCGGCACGGCCTCGTCCGCAGACCCGATCACCGGGAGCCTCGGCCGCTTCCAGGCATTAGCGATCTGACGCGGGCAGTCCTCAAGATCGTCAGCCCGCAGACCAACCGACCGCATCCGTGACATGATGGTGGCAGTTGCATCTGCCACGCCCCACCCCCGGGCCGCCATGTCGCAAGCGACCGTAAACATGGTCTGCCGTCTGCCGGCGGCGAGCGTGAATCCTTCCTCGAGGAACCGGCGGGTCAGGTCGCTCATGCTCTTGGGAGCGACGACAATCGACTGGGCCGCCTGACTCTGGAACGCCTTGATGTCATAGACCCGCGTCGGGTCACAGTCCCAAAGATGCGCACGCGGCGTCTGCTCGTACTTCCAGTTGATGAAGCCCGGGAGCCGCATGATTCGCGGCCAATCGCACACGGACTGGTCGGAGCCGACCGCTGAAGCAATCGCCTTCATGCGGTCGTGCCAAGCGACGTGATTGAAGACGGCCTCGCTCAGTCTCCACCAGGCGTGAACGCCGCCGCCGCTTTCGATGATTGCGGTCGGCATCGGGAATCCGGCGCCTTTGATGCGGGTTAACGCATCCTCAACGACCACGCCGCCGTCGAAGTCCGCGAAGAGGCAGCGCGCCAGTTTCACGCCATCAGCCTGGCTGGCCCCCTTCGCGTTCCTCGGGTTTGCACCGAAGTAGGCATGCACCCGCAGCTGCTCGTCGGAGTTGAGCTTGTGCAGCCAATCAACGATGTCGGGCAGTTCCGAGAGCGGAGCCCACTTGCGGCCGGCGTTCTGCGGCGGAAGCGGCCGGAACTCGATGATGTCCTCGGGCTCAAAGATCGCGCCGAGGAAGTCAATGCACTGGCCGAGGGCGTCCATAACTACCTGCTTCCTTGTTTGCCGCCGCCGCGCAGATCGGCAGCAATGTGCGGATCGCCGTCGCAAACGTCTTCATAGGCGATGGTTCCGTTAAACCAGAGCCTTAGTCTTTGGTCGCTTCGTCCACGCGTGTGCGCAACTCCAATGCGGTGCTGGACCATCACCGACTCGAGGTCGTTTTTTGGCGGCTCGCACGGCCAAATAAAAACAAACCGAGACATAACGGCGAAGCCGTTTGGCGTGTCCCAGACGCACCGCGTGTAGTCCATTGCCTGTGAGACAACCCGTCCGACTTTCGTGCCAGACTTCTTGCATTCGATTCCGACGATTCCCCAACGCCATCCCCTCTCAATGAGCGCCTTCTTCGGCTGAAGAAGAACGTCAATGCGTGGCCTGCCGGTTCCGTTCGTGTCCATGCGTGGATGCAGCATCCATCCGTCAACTTCCTGCAACACATGCCAGTGCGTCGGATTAACAATCTCCAGCAAAGCAGAGACGGCATCCGGCTCCGTCTGATAGTCGCCGCAAGTCAGCACTTGATCAGGGTACATCCTTGCCTTCCATTAACTTCGCCACGTCACGACCAAACAGAATTGTCACGAGCCTGGCTGCAGTGAGACCCACGACGCCATGGCGGCCAACTTGCCAGAATCTTCGCGTGCAAGTCCGATTCCGAGATTGCATTCACGACAAATAAAACCACGCAGCCTTCCAGTTACATGGCAATGATCGAGGTGCAGTGTGTGCGCACTGCCTTGCCCGCAGCATGCACAACGGCCATTGCATGAGCACCACAGGTCAAGCACACGCTGAACTCCTTCGCATGGCTCCGCATAACCGTATTTTCGAGAAGCCGCTCGCATCGTTTTCAGTTTGTTAGACGCCCATGCTTCTGTACCGACAGCATTTATGGCCTCATGCCATCTGATGCACGGCCGGTCAATCCTGCACGAAGTTCTGTGTCCCAAAAGTAAGCATCGCGTTCTGACCACAACCTTTCTTCCGCAGTCACACTGACAATCGTGTTGCCAGGAATTAGCCCCCTTGCGTTTTCCAGCGAAGCCCAAAACGGTCAAACGTCCAAAACGAGCGCCGGCTGTGACTCTTTCAGCGATGTGTTTTGCAATATTCACTCCCACGGCACGCTCCATACAGTTGCCATCCGTCCGCTCGCCGTCCGCCTGGTCCCGGCCTCAACCACAAGACCACGCCGTGCAAGTTCGATCCGCCGTGGCCGCTGCGTTGACGGGTTCATACCCAAACGGGTCTGCATCTCTTCGTCGGTCAGCCCTTTGGGCGTCGCCTGTAGCAGCTCGAGCACGCGACGCTGCAGAGCGTTGAGCGTCGGCCCGTCAAGCGAGTCAGCAGCGTCGGCCGAGGTTCGCGAACCGCGAACTGACGGGGCACGCAAGGCGAAGAGCGGCAGGTCGCCAGTAACCATCCATGAGTCAACCATCACGCATCCTTCCGTGTTTTGGCCCCGTGACGTGGGGCACTCGGCCGCATCACCTCTGGGAGAAGAGGCTGCGGCTGCCGGCGTTGGTCCGCACTAGGCCGGCGATACGGGCGGATGCAGCATTCAGCCGCTCAGGCAACCGCGTGCCGTTGGTTCACCCGTCGCTCATTGGTCCTGGCTTTCCGCCTGGTCGTGGGCCGTCCCACGGATCGTTTCGAAACGTGAAAGGCGGCTGGTTTTCCTTGACCCATCCCCGCAACGCGCGGGCGTAATCAAGCGCCTCGGCGAGCAGCAGCCGAGGATTGTTCGGCTTCTTCTCAACGAGGTACTCCAGACGGCCAACGACAATGTCCACCGCGGAGCCGACGCCAATCGCTGTTCCGTTTTCTCGGATCACCCAATCCATGCGTCACCTCAAAAGGGGATGTCATCGCCGGGCATCCGAGAGGCCACCGCGCGGGGAGCCGGCGGCTTCCTGACAGCGGCAGGCTTGGACGCAACCGCCGGCACGTACTTCTTCACGACCGCCGACACGTTGCCGGTCGTCTTCGAGGTGTAGTGACTCACCTCAACGGTTATGGAGCGTCCGATCAGGTCGTCAGGGTTGAGAGACAGCGTGCCGCCGGCCACATCCGATCCGACCGCCTGGGCCAGCTGCTTCGCACGCCAGCCGAGGTGCTGCGGGATGTCGTCGAAGACAAACTTGTAATTGCCGTTGACGGTCGCCAGACGCAAGGCGAGCACCGCCCCGTGCGGGTTCTCGTCGCAGACCTTGTACTTGTTCGTCTTCTCCTCAGCCGCCTTGATCTCCATCTGATGGGTGCCGGCCGGAACGATGTCTCGCTCGCCGGTCGTGGATGCCGCCATCGGATCGTCGTGAATCTGGAAGTCCATTTCTCTGCCCTTTCTGTTCAGGCCGTGGTGGCCGTAGTGGTTTCGTTCTTCAGTTCCATCCGCTTCAATGCCGCCGCGTCACACAACGCACCGGCCGTCTTCTCGGTGATACGCCGCTCGGCAACTCGCTCGGCTACGGCCTTCATCACCCTGTCCAATCGCTCCTCGCTGGTCGCAGCCTTGATCGCATCACTGGCACCGGTGACCACGGCCTGGTCGTCGATGACCTGCAAGGCATGCCCACCCGCAAGCCATTCGGCCAGCCGCTTGCCGGTCTCAGCGGTGATAGGCTTGGGATCGCCGGCGAAGAGGCCGGTGCGATCCTTGCTGACGGTGGCGTAGTGCCCGTCGTGAATCAGGTCGAGCACGCAGGTGAACTCAAACTCAAGGCCGTCGCGGGCCTCAAGCTTCATCCCCAGCTTGGCCACCTTCTTCCGGCCGTGATCATCCACCTGGGCGGTCTCGGTCTTCGACCGGCCGGTGCAGATGACGTGGGCCGGCGAGCGGAGGAGCTTGTCCACAAAGGCCCGCCAGCGCGGCGTGATGACCGAGAAGGCCGACCACGTATTGCCGCGAAACTGAGCCTTAGCAACGTCCTCAAGAATCTCCAGGCAGCCGCCGGCTCCGCTCCAGCAGTGCGTCACGCTGTCCACGATGATGACTTCGTAGCCAGCCTCCTCGGCTGCGGTGATCGCCTCGATGTAACGCTCGGGGGAGAACGGCGGACGCAGGTCGATCACGTCGAAGTCGTGCAGCGTGTCGTAGAGGTCGGACGATCCTTCCTCCGTGTCGATCACGACCGTCCTGCCGCCAAGCCCCTTAGCCAGCAGCAGAGCCCCGTAGGTCTTTCCGCCACCGCTGGGGCTAGTAAGAAGCAACCGCAGTTTCGTGGCACTGCGACGGGCCTTGCGAATCTGAACCATGTCGATTTCCTTTCGTGTCTTCGTTCCGTTGTGAAAATCCCGCGTTGCTTCCTGCTCGGCGGGTGGTTCGTGCGTCCTTGCTGCCCCGGTTCCACCGGGCTCCTTCCGCCGTCTGGTTCCACCAGGCGACGGTCCTTTGCTCGAATCAAAACGGCGTGATCTGGTCGGCCGTCACGGCGTAGTGCAGGTTCCCGTGATCTGGCACATGCCGCCTGACGTGATAGGTGTCATCCGACAACACCTCGACCACGACGCCGTTGAGCGTCTGGCCACGCTCGATGAAGCGGATGCGGTCGCCGACCGCGTAGGTGGTGACCAGCTGCCCGTCGATCAGCCGCGTGGTGCCGCCCGATACGGTGTGCTCGGGCATGGCGGCGACGGCGGCGAGGTATTCTTTTTCGTGAGCGTTCATGTGGGGGGTTCCTCCTTGGGTGGCGTAGTGTACGGGCGTGCAGTCTGATGACAAGTAGCGGTGTACGAACATTCCAGTGGCGTAGCGCAACTCACTCCTTTCCATGGCGTTTGCGTTTCGCACGTATCTATGAAAGGCGGCCAAAAAAAGACGCAACGAGCGTTGCGATGTCGAACACTGCTCGAGCGAGTGTGCTTTCGGTTCCCAGCTGCTGGCCCAGATGAACCAGCGTCAGAGCAACCACGGCGTCGTTCCAAGTCACTCGCTTCACGGCGTTCTCCATGCGTGCGGAAGGGTAACGCAGTTATCTGCGAAACGTCAAGGCCGGCTTGAGAAGATTTTCTCGGCCTGGAAATCCGCCCTACTGGCCGCCGCTTGGCGGGCGACCTGGGCGCTTGCCGGCCGCCCTGTCGGCTGAGATCCGCTCGGCTCGCTCGCGGAGCTCGACGGCGTCGTATACGGGGCAACGCTTCCCGAATCGGGTGTCTGACCAGATTTCGTTGTCTCGGGCCAACTGGCGGACGTGCGTCGCGTTTATGCCCAGGATCTTGGCGGCCTCGGCCGTGCCCACCAATTCACGTTCTGTCTCCGTTGCCATGTCCATGGCAAGCAGTTTACCGATGTGTCTAGGGGCTGGCCGTTTTTTCTTTGCCATGGGTCGCAACCGTTGCGGGGTGCCTAATCGTACGGGCCGACTCGCCTTGCCGTCCTTACTCGAAACGCTGTACAGTATCGCAGCCAGCCAAAGCCGGGGATTGTTTTAACGGATGGGGTGCAGATTGAACGTCTGTACACCATTCGCTAAAGTCGCCCTTTTGGCGCAACAAAAGGAGACGAAAGATGACGCTGCGAGACCTGCTGATTGACCGGATCGCCCCGCTGAAGAACCTGAACGACCGCTCAGTGCTGATGTACCTGAGCACGCTAGAGCGGTTCCGAGACTTTTTAGGGCACGAGCCAACCGTCGATGACCTCGATGACCTGACGGCCGCCAAGTTCCTCCGGTGGCGTGGCAGCACCGTCCACAGCAAGCGGCGTGGCCTGATCTCGCCGGCCTCGCTGGCGAAAGACTCTGCCCATATCCGCAGCCTGTGGACTTGGCTGGCGAAGAAGCGATGGAAGAGGTCAGACGGCGAGTTGATCGAGTTCCCTGACTACGCCCGCCCACGCGTGCCAAAGCCCGTACCGAAGGCGTACAAGGCTGAGGAACTGGCCCGCCTGGTCGATGCCGCCAAGCACCGCAAGGGGCACGTAGCAGGCAAGCCAGCGGCCTGGTACTGGGTGACGAAACTGCAGGCCATGTTTCAGACCGGAGAGCGGATCGGTGCGGTGATGGCCCTGCGGTGGTCAGAGGTGGATCTGGAGCGGCACACACTGACGTTCTTGGCAGCGACCCGTAAGGGGCACAGAGAGACGATTACGCGGCCGATCACTCCAGCACTGGCCCGATGCCTAGCCATGCACAAAGGCGATCCTGGCGAACGTGTATGGCCCTGGCTGGAGGATCGTGAAATGCTGTCCTGCTACGCCAGCCTGAGGGTTCTGTGCCGCACGGCGGGCGTGCCGTACAAGCCATTCCACTCAATCCGCAAGGCGACGGCTTCCTATCTGAAACGGGCTGGAATCTCAGCTAAGAAGCAGCTGGGGCATTCGTCCGAGGAAATGGCCGAAACCCACTACTACGACGAGGAAATCACGGGGCGGGAGTCTAATCTCGACTACCTTCCAGACATTAACCAGCCGCCGACTGATGACGGCGATAGGCCAGCGGCTTGAACGTGCGTTCAGTTTTCTTTGCACATCCGTACGGATACGGTTCAACTCCCCGAAAGGAGGGACAACATGGCGAAGCGAAAGGGCGGCTGCGGTAGAGTCCTGTTGATCGCGTTTGGTCTCTTTATTGGCACTGGCTTTGTGGCCGGCTTGATCAATCCTTCCAGCACCAAGGCGAAGAGGGCGGCGAAGAAAGCGGCAGCGGAAACGCAAGAGCCGCAGCAATCGGACCCGATCTTCGAGCACGGGTTTCGCGTTGGCTACGGCATGGCCAAGACGGGAATGATCAAGCCGGACAGTGCCCAGTTGGACGCGATGGCGAGGCAGTCCGCGTTACAGATGGGCCACAGTGGCGGACTCGGCTTCAAGATGCAGTGGAAGCAGGGCTTCTCGTTTGGATGGAGTCAGGGAGATTGAGGCATGCGAACCGGGCACGGCGGGAGCAGCTCGGGGAAAGGAGACCCGCGCCGCTCAACCGCCGGCCCGGCTCAATCTCCTCTGATGTGCGACAAGCACGGCCGCTCATCCCGCTGCGCGATCGTCACAGCCAGCTTGCCCTTCACCCGCGACAACTCCGCGAGCAGCCGCATGACGTGGCTCGCAAGCGTGCCGGCCGTCCCGGTGTAGGCACCCTGAAACCTGCGAGCGTCGAACTCGCATTGCTGCAGGTAGGCGTCGGAGAGGGGATCAGCCATCGCGTTCCTCGCGGTGCAGCAGCAGGGCGAGCAGCGAGTACGACGCCAGGTCGAAGAGGTTGTCCTCGAGCGACTCGTTCTCAAGTCGCCCGGTTGCGTTGTACGCGGCGAGCCGCGTCACCTTGTCGGACAGGCGAACCATCGCGCCTTTCCACGACGGGATGCCCACGAACTTCGCCCCGTTGCGGATGTTCGCCAACGGGTCTTCCCCGCTAGGACAGCCATAGTCTCGACTCTTACGCCTGTGCATTTCCTTCAGGGCATCGCACAGATCGAAGAACGCCTGGCTGGTTGGGTGCACGTCGGCCTGCGTCAGCCCGTCGCCACGCAGCCTGTCCCACTCGGCGAACGTCTCGCTCTCGTGTTGCGAATCCTCGGTACTTGCATCAATGTCCCGAGGTTCTGTCGCCGGCTGCGACACGTAGCCCACCATTTTCGGGTCATCCGCTGGCGTGGCGTTTAGGCGGGCGAGAACTGCTGCCCGCATTGCGTCGTTGGCCGCTTCGAGTGTCGTGCTCATTCCTTTGCCTTTCGTAAGTCACGGTCGCAGAACAACGGGTATGCCTTCGTCACCTCGTGCCGTCCGTGGTCGATCACGAACGCGGCCTGGCACGGCGGCTCGTAGTTGGCCTTGATGCGGATAGCGTAGGCCGAGTGTCCAATCACCGATCCATTGGTGACGTACCGTCCCGAGCGGCCCCAGGAGAACTGGTGCCAGTGGCCGATGCACGTGAGGTCGGCCCGCGTCGTTGAGTCCCACGCTGCGATTGCCTTATTGAGCGGGACGTGGATGCCGCCGATGCCGCCCTGATAGCGAATGGCATGGCCGTGGCAGAACCGCACGCGGAACCCGTCCAGATCCACGTAGTTCAGGTGGCCCTCGCCAATCTGCCAGCGGACGTTCTTCTTTCGCTCTTCAGCCTGCATCGTTAGGTACAAGTCATGCTCGTAGGACGTGTCGGCCTCATTGGTTCGCAGCTTCTCCGTGGTGCGGCCGTGATTGCCACACGAAGTCGCCACCACAATTTCCTTTGCCTGCTGGCTGGCGGCGTTAATGAATCCGCGAAGCCGTGAGCCGATCCACCGCTTGGCAGCAAGCGGGTGCAGGGAGTTTTCCTCGGCGAGCTCAGGGTGAATCATGCCAGTGATGAGATCGCCACCGAGCCAGATGCACACCCGGTCGATGCGGCACAGCTGCCGCTCGTGCTCGAGCATGGCGAAGAACCGCTGCCACAGTTCCGCAAGGCGGGCTTCGCACACGTCAAGGCTGAACTCGTTCAGCCCGTTCACCGTCTCGGGCCGCACCGTCTCTTCGCAGTGGATGTCTGAGAGCAGCACCACCATCGTGGCTGGGTGCTTGGTAGTTTTCCGTTTTCCAGAATCTGGCACGTGCGGAGCAATGCCCCGCAACTGCACAAGCGAATCAGCCCGCTCACGCTCTCTGTCGATCTGCGACAGGGCCGCCTTGTAGCGTCCTTTGAGGGTGGCCACCTCGGAACGAAGCCGTGCCAATTCGGCGTCGGCCGCCAGGTGTTTCTCGGCGTCGAGCTCCGCCGCCACTGCGTCTGCTAGTTGTCGCTTGTCAGCCATTTTGCGAGCGCCTTCTCCGAGGGCATGTTCCAGCCGTTCGCCTTGCCAGCGGCTATCGTGAGCCGGGCCACCAGATACGGTTGATCACCAAGCGTTCCATTGCGGTATCGCTCACGCACGGCAGCAAGCTCTGCGGCGGCGTCCTTGGGCAGTCGCTTGTGCCACGGCATGTGATCCTTAACGCCGGCAGAGACGGCATCGAGCAGGCTAGCCTTTGCCATGTGGCACCTCCCTGTACCCAAGACTCCACAACACGCGTGCGATATCCTTGCCCTGCTGCTCGACATGCTCCTCGCTCTGCGTCGGGTTCAACGCGTGCAGCAGCTCGTGCACCAGCACCTCGAGCTTCTTCCGCCCACGCATGCGGGCGTCGAGAATGATTCGCGGGTTCTTCGCCTTCTGCGAGAACGTGTAGCCGTACGCCGCGCCCTTGAGCGTGGTGAACCGAATGAGCCACCGCTCGTCACCGTTCAAGGTAAAGACGTGATCGTCGGGCACGGTTCACCTCGTGGCCGCCATGTACAAGCCGACGTTGGCAAATGCGTAGCCCAGGTACGCGATGGCTAGGCCCGACTTCCCATGCCACGCGAGATCCGCCGCGACGTAGGCGTATACGAAGCCAGTGAGTGCGATGAGCCAGCCGGCCATGGCGAGAGTCCTTTCACCGGCCACACTAGCGGGGGCGTCAACTCGACACCGGCCCCCACTTCCCCACCGGGCAGGACTCGGCGGCCCACGAGAGCTTGCTGATGAACTTGGCCTGACGAACGACCGTGCATCCGCACTTCGAGCACGCCCCGCCTGAGAGGAACTCGCAGCCCTGGCAGATAGCGAACCGCTCGGCTACTTGCTCATCGGTGGCGCGGGGCATCCCGGCGGCAACGTGCTTTGCGGCCGAGGTGGCGAAGTTCGCGGCCTTCTGAATCAGCGACACCCCGGGCTTTGCTCGCGGGTACGCCGGGTGCGTCTCATCCACCGTAATGTTGTCGCCATCCTGGCCAACGATGCAGGGGCGCACCTGCTCGAGCGTGTAGCCACGCTGGCGGCACCGGGCCTCAAGATGATGCAGGCGGCAGCGGATCATGGGAGAGGGTTGCCGTCGCAGTTGTCTGGGTTGCAGCACGGCACCCAAATGTCGAACCTACTTCCCCATAGACCGCCTTGACCAAACTCAATCTCGCCTTCAATGCGAGGCTGGCCAGCAAACATGCGTTCAATTAAGTCTTGGTCTGGAAGCGGCCCATAGGGCTCAGATAACCCGCACCCGCGAAAATAAAAAACAGGCTGCGGAGTAGTGAACTCTGGAAAACCAAACTCGTTAAAGCACGGATCTCCCGGCAGCGTATGCGGATCAAAGTCCCCGATATTGCACCATCGGCCCTCAGGCTGGTCCGTTAGCTTTCCGTTTTCGTTTGTGTCGCTAAGGATTGGAACCCAGTCGTCACATTTGAAGCAGCACTCGCACGACGCCTTCACGATACCAGCGATGCGTTCTTCGCCGTCGATCATCATCGTGGACTCGTCAAGTTCCGCAGTCCATCCGGCATCCTGCAAACGCTCAACCACCTTGCTCAAGATTGCATGAGCGCAACTTGGCGGCCCCCAGTCCTCTGGCGCATAGCCCCAGAATGGAGGGCTGCCAAAGAAGACAAGGCATTCGCCGCAGCAGCACGCCTGCTCCGTCCCCACCTTCCCGTCACGCAGGACGGGCTTGCCGTCTTGGAACGTGATGAGCGTCATGCGGCGGTCGAGCAGGTGGTGATGTCGTACCAGCGGATGCTGACGCAGTCCGTGCTATCGCTGGCGGTCGTGCCGCTGTTGTGGCCAAGCAGCTGAATCTTGGTGCGGTCAAACCCAGGCAGGGCCGAGAAGTCCACGCCGGCGTAGTCCATCGAGCACGTAGTCGTGCACGCCTTTTCCTGGCTGATCGCGTACCAGCCCCAGCCGTTGTGGCCGAGGGCAACCCACCGCTGCGTGCACGCCGTCGTTGTCGAGAACGTCAGGAACTGGTTGTGGGCTACAACCGTGATGGCAGAAGCCAGAGGCTCGCCGTTGTAGACGGTCACTGTGGCCGTCGTTTCCTTGGCCCAGCCGTTAGTGCCTTCGTGCTTGGCCAGGAGCAGACGAACGCCGCGAGACATCGTGGCGTCACGCGAGCCGCTCAGATCCTGTCGGGGCTCGTCACGCTCAACGAGCCGAACGGCCCGTCCGATACGCTTGGCGTCGTTAAGAGAAAAGCCGAACGTGTCAGCCACGGCTTACTCCTGAAACACGACGTAGCGGATCTTCCCGGTTGTGCCGTAGCCCTTGGCTGCCAGCGTGATCGTCGGCACGAGCGGCAGGACAGCGGCAGCCCCACGGCCAAGCTTGCAGAACTCTTGGATGTTGGTGCCGTCATAGGAGCCGATGGCCACGTAGGCCGTCCCGCTGGTGGCGGTGCTCATGTTGCGGAACCCAGCGTAGCCGGCGGCTGAGACGGCCCCGATAGACAGCGTCGCCACGGCCGTGCTCACGCTGACGATCTGAGCGTGCACGCCTTGGGCCGCCTGGTCGAACTTCAGGCCCGAAGCCGTGAAGGTCTCGTTGTGGTTTCCGTTGGCCACGGCAACCGAGAGCGAAAGTGTGACTTCATTGGCCATGGCTATCTCCTACAAAAGCCCGCAAGTGCGGAGCATGATGGTGTGGTCTTTCTCGTCGTACGGCTTGATGGTCAGCACGTCTGGGTCTTCGCCGACAGGCTTGGCGGAACCGTCGGCGTTGAGCGGCACGGGCTTGCTCACCGGATTGCCGCCCTTGTCCATGATGGCCAGACGTTCGCCGCCGACGATCTCGTGATACCCAACGTCGTAGTAGCGAATCCGCCAGTCGGACGGGTTGTACGTCCACTCGACAGACACGGACCACACCTGATTCTTCTGGTCGAAGTCGGCCCCGTAGCCGGTAACGCGAAGCGTGTACGGCTCTGCCCCCAGGAATGCTGTCTGGTTGCACGTATTGAGGTAGGAGAACAGCGTCGGAAAATCCGGGGCCGTCGCGTTGGAGTTGGTGAACGTCAGCCGCAGTAGGGCCGTGTCTTCCTCGAGGCCGTCAACCGGATCGCCGGCCGAGTTCAGTGGCGGCTTGATCGGTTCGTTTGGGTCGTCTTGGTTCGACTCGCTAGCCGGCCGCCGCTCCTGAAGCGACTGAATTGAAATCTTCAGCCACGTCCGCTCTTCGTCAGTCTTGTCCGGTTCGTCGTTATCTACTTCCGGCTTGCTGTCGTACTGAATCGTCGCCTTGACGCAGAACTCGTTTTCGCCGTCGTAGTATTCAAAGTCGCGGCCCGTCACATAGAACTGGATGCCGCCGACGTTTTCGTTGTCGTTGATCTGCGGGATCTTGCGATTGAAGAACTCCGGCCACGTGCTCTCGTCATCCTTGATCGCACCGAAGTCCGGTGCCGCATCGCAGATGATGAGCAGCTCTACGGAGCCGGCGTACTGAATGCTGCCCTTGTCGGACTTCGTTTCCCGAAATCGAAACGAACGCAGCTGGCGGACGGTGCGGATTGCCATTGGTTACACCATCGCCACTTGGGCCTGGCCGAAGCCGGGAATCTCACGCACGGCAGCGGCTACGTCTTCGACGCCATCAGCCGTTCGCTCGGTGTTGTCGGCCGTTTGCTTTGCGGCGTCGGCCCCACCCAGCCGAGGATCGCCACCACGGGCAAGCATGCTGCGGTACGACTCGCCTTCAGACGATCCGACAACCAACGCCTTGAGTTCAGAAGACGCGGCCTTGATGGCGGCGCCGATACTCTCGCCGGCAGCTGCACCAGCACCGGCAGCGCCGGCCTTTTGGGCATCCGCCTGGGCTGCAGCAAACTCACGGTCGAATGCCGCGAACGGGCTGCCCATGTTCTGGACGGCCTGCTCGAACGTGTCGGCCGCAGATTGCCCGTACATCTCGCCCATCTGAAACGCACCGTCGGCCATTTCGCGTGCACCGCGACTGCCTTCGGCAAGCGACGCCTGCAGGTCGCCGAACCCGGCCGCGCCGGCCAAGTCCGCCATTGACTTCATAACGCGAGACACGCCCTGCAGGATCAGGCCAAACAACTCGCTAAACATCTGGCCGATCTGCGAGCCAAGGGCGACAAACACCTGAAACACGCCGGTCAGGAGCGTGACGGCACCAACGACCATGCGGATGCTGACCACCAGGCCGTCCGCCAGAGTCTTCGCAATCGTCCAGCCGGCAGTGTTCTTGGCAAAGAAATCGACGATCAGGTTGGACACGGCCGTGATAGCCGGTGCGAGTTCCGCCAGGAACTGATTAACGAATCCTTGCATCGGCAGGGCTAGCCGGCCGATCGCATCGCCCATGGCTTCGATGGCCGCAACCTGCGGGCCGGTCATCTTCACGCCCAAGTCGGTCAGCAACCGATCCATCTCGCGGAACGCCTGCCCGCCTTGCCGCAGGAAGTTCAGCATCCCCTGGCCGCTGCGTCCGAAGATGTCGATGGCCGCTGCGGCCTGCATGTGCGGCGGCAGGGCTGCGATGCGGTCGGCAATCAACGCCAACTGCTCGGTCGTGCTGAGCCCGGCCAGATCGTCCATCGTCAGGCCGAGTTGGCCGAAAGCCTTGATTGCCGCCGGCGTGCCTTGGGCCAACTCGCCAACCATCCTGGCTGTGCGACGCAGGCCGGTGGTGAGTAGCTGCTGACTCACGCCAGACTCGGCGGCCACCTGCTGCATCACCTGCAATTCACCAGCCGCCACGCCCAACTCTTGCGACAGATTGTGCAGTGCCTCGGCCGACCGCGTCGCCGAAGTCAGGGCGGCAACCGCTCCAGCCAGGGTGGCAAATCCGCCTACCACCGGCATCAGCATTGGCATCATGCCGCCGAGAGCACCGCTCAAGGCAGACAGACCGCCGGCGCCAGCCTTGAAGCCCTTGAGTTGCTTGGCGGCCTTGGACAGCCCAGCCGTCAATCCGCCCGTGCTGGCGGTGATGCTGACGTTTACGCGGCCGAAGTTGTTTGCCATGGTTTCAGCGCGGGATTGCGTTCAGCGTGGCGAGGATCTGATCTGGTGTCTGTGCCCGCTTCGGAACCGGCAGGAACTCCTCTGGCTTCTTGACTGGCTGCCGCTTGCCTCGGTTTGCGTTGTATCTCTGAGCAATCGCCACGGCGTCTCTGAGCCACTCGTCGCCCCACGGCTCGAGCAGGTAGTAGCCCATCCAGCCGTACAGCTGATCGACGCTCATCTCGTCGGCCAGCCGCTCTACGTCCCAGATGCCGAGCTTCAAGGCCAGCCGGTACAGGAACGCGAGCACCGGCTGCCGTTCTATTTTCCCGCCGCCTCCTCCACTGCGTTGCCGCCGATGCCGTTCAGTTTGAAGCCCGCATCGACGATGGCCTGCACGATGTCCGTGTCGAGCTCGCCAATCCACTCGGCGTCGGCGTCCTCGAACATCCGCGTGCCGTCTTCGTTCACCACCACCATGGCGACGAATCGTGCCCGCACGTTGTCCAGATTGACGCCGCCAACCTTGCCGCCGGTCACAATCTGCTCGAAGCGGTCGCGGTCTTTGGCAGAGAACTTGGCGACGTAGATGGTGCCGCCAAGTTCTGGAACGTCTAACGCCACGCGGGGCCGAACGCCACGCTTGGCTTTGATCTGCTCACGAGTAAGAGCCACAGTCCGCGCCTCCTGTCAGCACTAGCTCGGCAGCGTGCCGCTGAGCTTGATGGTGAGCGTGCCGCTCATCATGTCTTCCATCTGGGCACCAGCCTCGAAGCCGGTGGCGAAGCCGTAGGCACTCCAGAGCGTGGTGGTAGAATCACCGCTCGCCCAGTAGACGTTGACCGTCTGATTGGTCGCCACGTTTGCCATGTCGGCCGTCGGCTTCACGGCCGGGTCGAAGAGCACCTCGACCGACAGCTCGCCGGGGTCGTAGATGGCGGAAGCCACAAACTCCTTGGCGGACGATGTCATGTGCGTCGCATCGGCAACGGCACGCGAAACGCCGCCGTGATTGACGCCGGTGATCTTGTAGCCGGTCGCCGTGTGCAGCGCCGTCCCGAACGACACAAACGTGCCCTGACCAATATCGACTGCCATGGCTTTCTCAAGCCTCCGTGAAGGTGATCTCTACTGACAAATCCGTGCGATAGATGGGGAGTTGCTCCCCGTTGTTTGGCGGCTCCTGCGTGTCATCGTCGCTCTTGACGACGGCCAGCCGAATGCTGCCTGTTACCTTGAATTGTAGGGCGAGGCGAATGGCTCGGGCGAGGTTTCGCACGCCCACGAGCGAGTCACCGATCGCCGAGATTGTGAACGTCGCACGCGTGATACCCGTCATGCCCTGCATGTGCATGAACGGCCCTCGGCCAGTGTTCTCACGCTGGTACACGATGCACGGCAGGTCGGCCCCCTGCGGAGCCTGCACGGCATAGATACGCCCGCCAACCTGCATGGCAATGTCGGCATCTGCCGCCAGCAGCTGCACGAGCGATTCGTCAATGTGGGTGGTCGTGGGCATTACTTCTTGCCGTACATCTTGCGAATGGCTTGCCGCTCGGCCTCGGCAATCGCCTTGCCGAGAGCCCCGTCAAGTTTGCCGATCAACCGCTGTTTGATCTGCGGCAGGTTGGCATCGGCCCACCGCTTAAACTTGTCGCTCTTGGGCATGCCTTTGACCTGGCCGAAGAAGATCATGCCGCCTTCGTTGCCGCCGATACGGGCAACCTTGCCACGCAGATACGGGTAGATGGACGCGTTCGCCATCGGCACCTTGAGCACGTAGTCCTTGGGCTGCCGGTACTTCGTGCCGTTCTCCACCCACCAGGCGTGGAAGCCTTTTTCCGAACTGTTGCCGCCCCGCTTGGAGCGGTAGCCCAGGATCCCAACGGCCGTGGCGTTTCGCTTCTTCTTCTCAACCTTCACGCCGACGCTGCGGCGAAGGTTGCCGGTCGGGCCTCGAGGCGTCAGCGCCTTGATTTCAGGAATCTCGTCTTTCGCAGCCTCGCGGACGGCGGCCCCGAGGTACTTCTTCTGGATGCTGCCAGAGAGGATTGAGAATCCCTTCAGGATCTCTTCGACGCCTTCCACGGTCATGTCGGTACGCATCAGTCCACAACCTCCGACACTAGGAGCTCGTGTTCCTCGCGGCGTCCACGCTCGACGGCCGACATGATTTCAAACGTGCGGCCCTCGGCCACCACCCGCATCTTTGGCTTGAGCCCGCTGGTGTACCGCATGCGGATGCGATGCGTGACCACGCCTTCGTTTGCCATGGCACTGACGGCTTCGTTGCCAGACAGCGGCATCAGTGCGATCCACCGCTGGGCGAATGCGGACCACGTCAGTTCCGGCTCGCCGATGCTGTTGGTGCTCTCCGTAGGAGTCTGCACCTCGGCCAGCTTGTCCATGAGTCCAGAGCGAAGCATGGCCTACGCTCCGTAGATGACGAGCGTGTACGAGCAGGTGCCGGCCGTAGTCGATATGGCGAAGGCGTCATCGGACCCGCCGGCATCGCTAACACTAACGCGGCCGCTGGAAGACAAAACCGTTGCCCCATTGGAATCAGCACATGACGCCCGCGACCCCGTGGCCGAAAACGCAAAACGAAGCGCCGACGAAAACGACACTGCCTCGCCAGATGCGTTCTTGTAGGCCGACGGTGCGACACTAACCACCACCTGCGCCGTTCCGGCCGTGCCCGTTACGATGGCTACTTTGCCGCTTGCATACGTGGTCGTGTCGGCAAGCGCAATCCTTTTCAGTGACTGCACACCGCTCTGGCTGGTGGAGTCAGAGAAGCCAACGTCGATAGAAAAGCGACCTTCAAGGCTCATGCGTACTGCTTCCACTTCAAGGGCTCAAGCAACGCGTGCACCCCAAGCGGCACGTTCTGGCCAGTGCTGCCGATGGCCTCGCGGTTGGCATACCAGTGCCCAACCAGCATCTTGATGGCGTGCACGGCCGGCTTCGGCACATTGGCGGCCCCGCCGTAGCCGGCGAGGTAGGTGATCTGCACGGCCTTGTCATCCAGCCTCACGTTGGGCCAGTCCTCGAGGTACAGCGGGTAGGCCAAGGCAGGAACGTGGTCGCGGTCTACGCGGAACTGCTGCGTTCCAGACTGCGACCACGTGAGGGTCTGTGTGGTTCCGGCGGAATCCACATACGAGATAGTCACCGTGGCGCTCGTGGCAGTCGCGTTCAACCGCACCGGCGGGCGCGGGAGCTCGATGCGGAGGCTCGGAAAGTCATCGAACGCCACGGTGTATTGCTTGTCCGCGAACGTGCGGTCGCAGTAGTCCTCGCACCACGATGTCGCGGCATCGACCAGCCCGCCGATATACGTATCGTCATCGGCGAAATCGACGATCCGCAGGTGCTCCTTGGCCTCGGCCACGCTCACCGGGCGGTCACCCGTGCCGCTCACAGTGGCGACCACCAGGCTGCGGTAGCGGCTGCCCGTCTGCGGCAGTTCCCAGTTACGCACGCTTCGGCCTCCCACGCTTGGCCTTGGCCACCGGGGCGACGGCTCGCTCAAGTGCCGGCTCTGGGGCCGTGGCGAACTCAAAGGCCGGAGCCTCGACGTGCCGCACGACGTACCGCTGCAGCTCGAGCGTGCGAGCCAGCCCGCCCGTCACGGGCACGATCTGCCCGGCCTTGTACGCAGCGTAGGACCGCAGGAAGCGGACCTGCACCAATGGGATCGTCGTGCTCATTTCCACACGTTCTCCGGTGGCCTGCCGCCTCGGTCCCAAAAATCGCCAGGGTGCTGCAGACTCGCTCGCATGTTCTGGTCGGGCCACTTGATCCACACCTCGGCATGCCCCAGTGCTACGCGAGGGCACACGCCGATCTTGCATCCTGCCTTCTGGGCAGCGATCCAAAATGCGATGTCATCATCGACCCGCCCGTCTTCCCATCGGCCCGCCTCGTTGGGCTTTCCGATGAACCACGGGTGAGGCATCTTCTTCAACGCCTCTGCCTTCAGCATCGTCAATCCGAAGTGGGCTGTGTTGGCTTGGATGACGTTGTGGTAGACGAAGTGATCCCGGCTCACCTCTGCCACGCGTTCGCCGCCATCGGCCACCATCGTGAACAGCGGCTCGTCCGTACGCCGCTTCATCTGCACGGCAGCGACAAAATCAAAGCCGCTGGCCACGGCATACGTGAGCAGACGCGGCACGGCGTCCTGCTCAAAAATGCTGTCGTAATCGAGCGTGCAGATCCACAGCGGCGGCGATTTCGGATCGGTGTCGCTCTCGACGATGTCGGTGAGGACACGCTCCAGGCACTGCCCCCAAAACGCCCCTTCTAGGCGAATGGGTGAAATGCCGTACGGCACCAAGCCCCTGGCCCAGCAGAACATATGGTCCTGCCAGCCGAGCCGAGGCACTGACATTGCACAGTGCAATCGGATCGGCCCGCTGCCGGTCTGAATGATGGCAGGCTTTACGCCAGCCACCGCCGAAGCCGCCGCGCCCACGGCTCCTCCTTCGTTGGAGTTGTCGTTCTACCGTCTTCGATCAGCCGAGAACCACGCGATTCGTGACGTTCGCATCCGACGCCGAATCGACGCCAGCCTCACCACGATTCAGGCGGGCCGCCACGACGATGTCGTTGTTCGTGCCGTTCGCCGTCGCATCCGCAGACGGCGTGACCGCCACTTGCAGATACCGCTTGAGAGCCTTGGTGGACACCTCGAACCGCGTCACGTTGACCGTGGCGGTGTTGCCGACGCCGGCCAGCGAGTAGTCGGTGCCCTGGATCAGGCCCGAGATCGTGCCGTAGCTGCCGTCCGTGTCGCTGTGCTTGATGCTCACGACGCTCGGGGCAGACGTGTTGGCGAGCGAGCGGTAGCACACGTCGATGCTGACCGAGTCGTAGCCGAGGCAGTCGATCGCCACGGTGTGCGTGCCCGCAGAGGCAACGCCCGCAACGCCGGGGCTGATCGAGATGACGGACTTTCCGTTGGCCGCGTGGTTCATGGATTCTGGTTCCTTGGGTTGGTTAGGTTCAGAGGATGAGAGCCACGACCGGGCCAGCCGTCGAAGCGTCGCCAACGTCCGAGGTCACCGCGTCGTAGGACACCGTGGCCTGGAAGTAGGTCTGATCGAACTCGATGTAGCGGTCGGTGCTCGCCCGCACCGCGACGGCACGCCGCAGGGCGAAGTGGCTCGAACGCTTCATGTCGCCGAAGAGGGCCACCACCTGATCGGTGCTGGCGGTCTTCCGCATGACGTTGTTGAAGAACACCGGCCAGCCGAGGAACGTCGGCCGGCGGGCACCGTCCAGCACCTCGTTGGCGAGGGCACCATTGCCGCCGAGGGCCAGCGACTGCATCGCCAGAGCGTGCATCTGCGGCGTGACGTACCAGCCGCAGGTCGGGCTCTGCAGGGCGTAGGTCGGAGCCTTGGCCACGGTGGCGAGGAAGTCGTCGACCGTCAGGCTGGTGACAGCCGACTGGGACGAGTTGTTGATGCCAGCCGTGAGGGTCTCGTTCTCGAACTTCCACTGAATGCCACGGATGCCGCCGTAGGTCGAGGCGCCCGTGCCGATGAAGCCGTCTTCGTCGATCCGGCTAGCGATGGCCAGGGCGAACTCCTCGGCCACGAGCCCGGCCAGGTCGATCGCCGAATCGTCGATCAGCTGGTTGGGGACGCGGGTGCCGACGCGGACTTCCTTGCTCGACAGCATCACGTTGTCGGTGCCCATGTCCGTGACGGTGGTCTCGGCATTGGCGCCCGTGTGGTACGCCGTATTGCCGCTCACCCGACGCGGGATGTAGAGCGTGTCGCTCGTCATCTGCAGGTTGTTGGCCTGCGCCGGGAACGCACCGAAAGACTCCACCAGCCGGATGACCGTCGAGGCGAAGGTGTCGGGGATGAACACGCCGCCCTTGCTGTTGTCGTTGGGCGACAGGGCGCGAGCCTCGACGTTCTTCTCGTACCACGAACGATCCTCGGCACGGCCGAGGACGTAGCCACGAATCCACCGGCCGCACGCTTCGGCGTCGCTGGACGAACGGAAGTGGCGGGCCTTGCCGCTCAGCGAACGCTCGGCAGCCGGAGCCGGGGCCGCAGGAACGGCGGCAACCTCGACGGGCTTCGCGGTCGCAGCCACCTTGCCACGCAAGGCGGTGATCTTCTCGGCGATGGCGTGCTCGCGGGAGAGCTCCTTCTCGAGCTGCTCGGCTTCGCCGGCCAGCTTCTCCATCTCCGCGACCTGCTCGGCGGAACGCTCCTCGACCTTCGAGAGATCGTCGAGCATGGCGGCCACAGCAGCGGCCCGGTCCTGAAGCTTGGTGAGTTGGCTGGCCATCCTTGGCACTCCGTAGTTGTGAACGGTGACAGTCCGTGTCTGTCGTTCACACTACGGCACCAAAGCCGATTAACCTCGCCGGGAGTTTGTATCTACAAAAGCACGACGGCAGACGTACTCCGCTGGCACGACTTGCTTCGACCGAAACGTGCAGCACTGGCACTCGATGTACCGCACCTGCGAGTGCTCGCCGGCCTGCACGCTGGAGCGAGTGCGGATACGACCCTTGCGGCACTGTGGGCAGATGTCACCCGGTTTTGCCACGCAGAAAGCTCCTGAGACGTGCGGCCCGAAGCCGCAGACCAGCAGCCGCTGCCGGCCGCATATCTGGCTTCGCATCCATCGCCGGCACTTGCGCCGGCTCCTGAGATGCTAGCCACGCCTCCAAGCTTCGACGGGCAACGCTCGTGGTCGAAGATGGGTACGCAGGATGCGTCACTACGGAAACATCGAAAAGGCCAGACACCTCGCGGATCGAGCGTCGCGGCTTGCCGTCTTCGCCTGGTGCCCACTGCTCGCCGCGTGGTTCCACGGTGAACGCAAACGATGAGCCACGCAAATCGGAACGGGCCACGAGCTCGCCGATCGTGCGGCCCAGTTCCGTGTTGGGCAGCACCACCGAATACCGCAGCCCCTTGTCATCGCTGGTGAGCTCGAGCGTCCCGCTCGACGTGCGGCCCAGCAGTTGATTCGGGTCGTGGTTGAACAACGCGACCACGTCGCCTTTGCCACGCTGGCGGTTGAGAACCTTGTCGAAGGCACCAGGCAGGATGGTCTCGCGGAACCCGCCGAGATCCACGCTGAGCGTGTTGTAGCGAACGGCGTAGCCGGTCAGCACGGGCCGCCCGTCGGCACGGGTCTCGACCACGGCACCGCCGTCCTCGGCGAACTCCCAATCGCGGCGCTCAATGTTGCTGGCGTCCATGCTCTCGCTCCTCTCGGATTCGCGGTCCATTTGTTCGATCTTGTCTGCCGACCAACTTCGGCCAGCGTCGCCGCCCCACAGCATCCACGCTACAAAGCCAGGCGTTTCCTCGCCCGGCTTGTTCCACCCAGGCCGGCGGTCGGCCTCGTGTCGAGAAAACCAGGCATTCATCTCGCGGACGTGATCCTCGGTTAGCTCTTCGCGTGCGGCGATGATGTTGGCTCGCCGCACCGTCTCTGGCTTGAGCCCATCGCCGCTCTTGCCTTCGTTGTGCAGCCGTAGGCCGGTGCGGGCCGCCTCGGCCATGCCAGCAGTAGGCTTGAGGTCAACCGCCATCGGCGTCGTCCTCTGGGCCTGCCGGCCCGTCTTCGCCCGTGCCGTCCGCAACCTCGGCCACGTCTTCGGCCATGTCGGCCGGCGTATCCTCAACCTCACCGGGCGAGTCGTTCTCGGGCGACTGCATCGGCCCGAGGTTCTCCTTCTGCCGCACCTCGTCTGGCGTCATCCAACGGTTGCGGATGGCGACCTCATACGCCTGGTAGCGGGTCGTGATGTCGCCGCGCAGCAGACCTTCCACAAGAAACTCGGCGTACAAGTCGCCGTCTTCCGGCAGCACGTCACGCTCAATGGCGCCCTCGATGCGACGCAGCCACGGGGCAATTGTGAACTTCTCGAAGCTCACCATTTCGCTCTGCAGATTGCCCCAGGTCGCCCGGCCCAACTCCTGAATCATGTGGGGCGGCATCCGCCACACGCGGCAGATGGCCAGCAGCGACTGCATCCAAAGCTCGGCCAGCTGGCTCTCCTGGTTGGTCGCTGAGACCGTGTCGGCCTTGAGCCCGTTGCTGAGAATCGCCGTGCGTCCAGCCTTGGCCGGGCCACGATGGGCGCTCTCCCACTGATCCCGCAGCTGCTCGCGGACTTCGCGGGGCAACGCCTGATCGGTGTGCAGGATGATGCCGGGCTGAGCGTTGTTCCGATAGAACGTCGCGGCGTACTGCTCAAGGGCACGGGCCAGCCCGATCGCATCCTTGCCGAGTTCGACCGGCACTTCGCCGTGCACGCCGTCAAACGACAGCCACCGCACGTGCATGATCTGATCGTCTCGGTACGCCTGCTGCCGGCCCGTGCTCGGGTCCGTGTAGACGTAGGACAGCGACTTGTCGCTCTCCTGCACCACCTTCATGCCGCCGGGATGCAGCGGGTGGAGTTCGCTGACGCTGCCACGGTCGCCGGCCACCTTGAACTGGTAGGAATTGCCGTAGAAGCCCAGGTGCAGGCACATCTGTTCGACCCACTCATAGCGGGTCTGCCACTTGTTGGGCCGGCGGGCCAGCACGTTGTAGAGCGGCAGATCCTTGGCCCGCTCGCTGTTGTGGTCATCCAGCCGGCGGTAGAGGTGGAGCGGAAGGCTCGCTACCGTCTCGGCCACCACGCGGGCACAGGCGAAGTACGCCGCCGTTTTCATCGCCGTCTCGGGCGTGATCCTCACGCCACTCTCGCCGGCCATTGCCACGAGGTCATCCCAGCGGGACATGCGGGTATCAAGAAACTTGATTTCGGGCAGTGCTGCCGTCGCTTCCATGCGTCACCAGAAGGAAATCTCGGGCATATCGGCGGGCTTCATGCTCTCGCCCATGTGAACGCCTACGGCCATGATGGTTGCTACCACCGCGTCCACACGTTCCGTGCTCTTAGCCTTGCTCACCTTCAGATTCCCGGCCGGATCGGTCTGCACGGCCGCGTTTCCTAACTGCCAACCTACCAACGGATTCAATCCAAACCGCACCTTTCCATCGACCACAAGAGCCTCCAGGCGGCGCGTCGGCGCTGTCATGGACGCAAAACCCTGCCCGTACAACGTCACCGGCAGGCCTTCGTCGGAGAGCTCGGTGGCCAGCTGCGTCGCGTTCCATCTGTCGATGGCCAACTTGCGGACGCGATGCTTCTGGGCGAACTCCAGAATGTCGGCCTTCACTCGCTTGTAGTCCGTGCTGCGGCCCTCGGTGTACGTGAGCCACCCGTCCCGGTGCCACGCCGTGTACTGCACGCGGTCGTTACGCTCCCGCTCGGCGGCGTTGTGCTCGGGAATCCACGCCATGACATGCACGTCGTAGCCGCCGGCATCATTGGGGGCCACGGCCGCGAAGCATGTGGTGTCGTAGTTGCTGGCCAGGTCGAGCCCACACCAAACCTCCCGGCCCTCGAGCGACTCGGACAGCGGCCCCATGCACGCTGCGATCTGATCCGGCCGCAGCCACCTAACGTCGGAGGTGGTGGGAATGTTGAGCCGGTATCTGAGGAACGAATTGAGTTTCGTCGCGGAGTTCTCAGCCTCGCGGCAGTCGGCGGCAAAAGACTCCTCACTGATCGTCTCGCCTAGCGACGGGTTTGCCTTGTGCCAAATCTTCGGCGACTTCCAGTCGTCCTCCCGGTCGGCCGCGTAGATGCTCCCGAAAAAGGCCGGATCAAACTTGTGATCGGCCATGCACCGCTCGGCATAGTCGTGCTGCTCGTACCAGATGTGCGACTTGTTGGCTTCGCCGGCCGTCGTGATCGACAGCACGAGCGGCTGACGCCGGGCGGCACCGCCATACCGCAGAGCGTCCCACAGCCTGCGGTCGCCACGCTGGGCGTGGAGCTCGTCGAAGAGCAAGCAGTGAATGTTGAGCCCCTCGGCCCGGAATGCGTCAGCACTCAGCACCCGATAGAACGAGTTGCTCGACTTGTGCACGATGGTCTTCCGCGAGTCGAGAACCTCGAGCACCTTCGACAGTGCCGGTGACGAGCGAACCATCGACGCCGCCTCGCGGTAGATGATGCCGGCCTGCTCGCGGTCGCTCGCCGCCCCGTAGATTTCGGCCCCGGCTTCGCCATCTGCGAGCAAGGCGTACAGGCTGATGCCGGCGAGTAAGGTGCTCTTGCCGTTCTTCTTCGGGATCTCGATGTACGCCTGCCGGTACTGCCGCGTGCCATCGGGCTTACACCGCCCAAAGATCTCGCCAAGCACGTACTTCTGCCACGGAAGCAGCAGGAAAGGCTGCCCGGCTGTCTGGCCCTTTGAGTGCTTCAGCACCTTCTCAAAGAACTCATAGACCCGCTTGACCTTGGCTTCGTCCAGGCCAGGCCGATGCTTAGCCGTGGGCGGCGAAGAACTCTTCGAGCTCGTCTTTTTTGACTTCGACTTGCGTGGCAAGCTTTGTCCTCGAGGAAGGCGTCAGCCCGAACTCACTCAACAGGCTAGCCTTCATGGCAACCAGAGAGCGGTAGAGCGGCCCGGCCGGGTTGGGCTTCACGCCACCCAGGTCTGTGTGCATCACGGCACCGCCCGCCCGCAGCTGCAGCAGGCACGACTGCTCGGCCGAGTGCACCTCGCACAGCGTGGCCAGGGCTTCGCCGTCGCCCGTGGTCAGCACGCCCATCCGCGACAGGATGCCGGCGAGCTCGTGCCACTTGGCCACGGCGACTTCATCAACGGCGAGGCGATCGGGCATCGGAGGCACTCCGATTGGTGCCGATGGCTCACGCTTTCGCGGCCCCTTCGCGGTGCCTTCAAGAATCCGAAGGGCCGTCGGCTTCGGCCTGCGTCCTGCTTTTGCCACGATTACTCCTCGGGCGATTGTTAGGAACCACACGAAACTGCACGTTGCGTACCGCTCGACCCCCCCCTACTTTGCCGGCGAAATGTTCAAAAAACCCGAGGGATTTCGATGCCGCGCGGGGGTGCT